TTGATGATGCGGCATAGTTGATCGCGGTCTGAATCGCAGCCGTGTCATTCGTTACGCCATCGCCAACAGCGCCGAAATCTTTGACCGAAATATAGTCTTGCAGGCGAGATGTCAGAACGCGGTTAACTGCGCCAGTTCCGCCTTGGTTGTAGGTCATCTGATCGGTGTTAGTTGAAGACACGCCGGGAATGATGCCATAGCCAACTGGGCTGTAGATCACCATTGCGCGGTTTTTGTCACGCACAGTCACAGAGAACTGGCTGTTGGCGTAGATGATTGCAGGAGAGCCATTGCGCATCACATAGCCATTGGACGTGCGTAGCGGCTGCGCTGCGGGCTGCGTCAGTGCGCTGTCGTAATAGACGGCAATGGGATTTGTTTCTGGGTTCAGGTTTGCCGTCCCAAAATACAGATAGCCATTATCAAGCGGCGATCCGCTCTTGTCGGTGAAGATCGGATAGGGCGGTGCAAGCTGCGTCAATGGCATTTATGATCTCCTTGCGTGTCATTTAACACGAAAATGGGGTGTTTGGATAGCATCATCGACGCGGTTCCGATTCCGATGCCTTCTGAGCATTCATTGCTGAGGTGAGGCGTTTGAACAATTCCGCCTCTTCAGCGCTTCCTGCTGCCACTTGCGGTATTTTTAAAAGAAGGTTTCTCACTGCAGCGCTTTCGTATGCTCGAGCCAAACCACCAATTGTTGCTCCACTAACGACCGCTGCGCCTGCCCCACCAAGAAGATCAGTCAAGACTGCCGCGCCGACTATTGGAACAGCCTGAACGCCTGTTGGTGGCGATACTGCAGCCTGGCCAGCACGTTCTGTCATCTTGAGAGTGCGCACTAGACCCTCAACAGCCTTCAAATCTTGCCCAGAGAAGAACACGCCGATTGGCGCGCCAAGGCGGACAAGTTGGCGCTTGAACTGGTCAGGGCTAAGGCTTTCAAACTCGCCGCCGACCTTTGTGAATGCCTCTTGAAGAACAGCGGTTCTTGCGTTGCGCTTTCCATCAGCAGAAAGGCCGCGATACAAAGAGCGAATGTCGCTAGGCTTTGTGCTGAACAGAAGTGATCTAACCGCCTCTGGCGTTGCATCACCCTTATCAAGAGCGTTGCGCATCGCCCCAAGTTCAAGGTCGCCAACCATTGTCTTGAGTTGCTTGTTTGCCACTGACCATTTGTCAAAGTCCCGGCGCTGGCCGTTTGCTTTGATAAAGTCACCCATGTCTTCACGCAGAGGCGCGTAGATGCGGTTCAGAACCTGCTCACCTTCTTTTCGAACGGATGCTAGGCTTTGGTCAGTAAATGATTCCCCAATCTGTTTGCGAAGAACCTCAATCGTCGCCAATGGCTGGCCCTGCTGAACCACTTGCTTCTGACCATTCGGAAGCTGGATTTCTCGCGTTCCAGTAAGATCATCGCGCCAAGTCATCAATCTATCAATCACAGGTTTGAACTGAGTTGGGCTGATCTGGTTCAGCCGTGCAATTTCTTCGTCAATCTTGGCAACAGCCTTTGGCACTGGAACGGTCACATTTGGCTGAGACAATCGCTCAATCACCTCGCCTTTCATGCCCGTGTATTTCGCAAGATCAGCGGATCGTTTAGCCAGCAAGTCTTTTGCCACGTTTGAGATGACAGCATTGTCAGCCGCTGCCGCTTCAGCAACGCCATAGTTGCGCAGCAAATCAACAGATGCGTCGATGCGCTCTTGCTGCTGTGCGGCTCTTGGCCCACCCGTTCCAGCGATTGGGATCATCTCACCAGTGCGCTGCAACCATCGACCAGCAAACGTGGTAGGTTCTCGAACATCCGTTGTCATGACGCGGACGCCAGCCTGTTCTGCCTCTTTGATTGCGGCAGGCAAACCAGCTTGCGGTGCGGCCACGCCAAGACCAGCAGCACGGCCACCAGCAAGGCCACCAGCCAGCGATGCTGCAATCTGGCCTACTGGTCCTGCACCCGTCTCAGTAGCAGTCTGTGCGCCCAGCCCGGCGCCTCCACCAGCAATCGTCTGTGCGCCGGGCTGGGCGGCCATAATGTCTGCAACTGCTCGACCCGCACCCGTCATTAAGTTGGCTGCACCCTTTGCAAGTCCAGCACCAACGCCAGCGCTCGTCATGCCTTCACCAATAGCGCCAACAATGCGCTCGGTGATGCTCTCTGGTTCAGGAACGCCAGCAGATGTTAGGATGTCACGCACTTGCTGACGCAGCGGCGCCACGTTTGGCAACAGCGGCACAAGACCTTCAGACCCAATCAAATAGTTTTGCATTGCCGCAAGTGGATCGTAGAGCAAACCCGGAATGCTTGCCGCGCCTTGCGCCAAGGAACGGCCAGCAAGTCCAACTTGGCGCGTTAGATCGGCTGTTAGATCGGGGCCAGAAACAACATTGACGGATGCTGGGGGCGCATTTGACTGTGCTGCGGCAATTGCTGCTGCAAGTGCAATTGGGTCAAGGTCTGCCATTACTGCCCCGCCATGATTTCTTGATACTTAGACCATGCAATTTCTTGTTGTGCTGGATCAAGTGAACTGATTCTTGGGTCAGCTAGGAATGCTGCCTTTGCATCAGGTGCGGTTGTGGTTCCCGCATCTGTAGACGCACGCGCACCAAAAACGTTGACTGGATTAAGCCCATAGTTGTCAACAATAGCTTGATAGCTTTGCTGGACGCCCCGCTCTTGAACTTGTGCAGCTTCAAGAAATTTGCGCGAAAGATTCTGAAATTCAGTGCGCTGTTCTGCACTAAGAAACTGACCGCTTTCCACTTTTGTAGCCAGCGATTGAAGACGCCCAAGCAAGCCACCAGCATTTGCGGCAGTTGCAAATTCAGTCTCACGGACAACAGAGCCGGGATCAAGCATTTTCATGAACGAGGTAACAAGTGCGATGTCGCCCGCACCAGTGTTGTCCGCAGCAGATGTCTCAATGATTGATTGGTTGCGCTCGGCAGAGGTTAGGTCTTCTGTGCGCTTGCTATATTCACCGCGCAGACGCGCTTCTTCTGCCACTTTGTCTTTGAGAGTTAGACCGCCTTCAGCGCTTACGGATTCGACCTTTATGGCTGCATCCAAAACAGATCTTGGAATCAGTCCAGCATTGACATCTGCCGCGATTTTTCCAATCGGAGATGCAGCCTCTGCTGCCTTTTGCTGCGTTGCATCGGTAATGCTCTTCAAAACCGTATCGTTGATTGCGCCAGATGCGTTCAGAACCGCAAGGATGCTAACGCCAGCCGCCCGTGGATCAATGTTGATCGTTCCAAGGTTTGCCTTTAGCTTTGCAGCCTCTTCAACATTCCCTGAGTTTTCAGCCGCCGCGATTCGTTCATTTAGCATGGCAACCGCAGCATCCTTGTTGCCGCTCAGAAGGCTGGTCGCCAAGTTGATGCCGAATGTGGTTTGTTCTGCTCGCATCGGTTCAGACATCGCGTCATAGGCTGTTTTGATTTCGCCTTGATTGGTTGCATATTTGATGTTGAATGATGTCATCATGTCCGGCGTCAATGCACCAGCATCAGCCGCCTCTTTCAAGCGCAGAAGGTCTTGCTGATATGCTGCTGCCGCTGCCTGTTGCTTCGCTGCGGCTGCGCGTTGCTCTTGCAAAGCAGTCTGCTGATCCGCGAAAGCCTGTTGTGCCATCGTGGCATTCTGCTGCTGGATTTGTAGTTCCTGACGCTGGGCGATGTCATTGCGGCCCATCGCGTAGCCCTTGATGGCCTCCTCAATGGGGTTCCGCACGTCGAGCATGTAGTTGATCGGGTCCACTTAGAAACCCCCCAGCATTGCTTGGCCAAATGTTAGAGGTGCCGTTGCGCCTTGTGGCGTATAGCCTTGGTAAGCCATGCCACGACCTAAGCCGCCTGCTAGACTGCCGATTGTATTGCCCCAAGCCTGACCAGCTGCAAGCGTTCCACCAGCCTGTGCGGCGCCCTGCTGAGCCAGCAGATTAGAGATGTTTGTGCCCGTTTGCATCCCAGCATTACCAACCCCAACCGCAGCGTTCTGGCCCATAGACGATAGACCGCCGAGGCGATTGTATTGCTGTTCGATCAGCGAAGACAAAACCTGTGGCCGGAACTGAGCCAAAGCGCCTTGAACATTCCCGCCACGCAAGCCGCCCGTAGCAGCCGCATTCTGCAAGATGGATTCTTCACCCTGACGCACCAGCGCGTTGAACTCTGGCCCTTGCTGCAAGGCGCTGATTGCGGCCTGTTGGGCTTCAGGTCCACTGACGCCAATCAAAGCCGCCTGTTGGCCCAATGCGGTTGTTCCTGTGCCAACATATGGCTTCATCAGCACTTGCAGCGCATCAAACTGGCGGCGTTGCTCATCGATGCCCAGCTGGGCAGCTGCTGACTGTTGGCCCGCTGCTTTCTTGGCTGCGTTTGATTGAATGACACCGCTAACAACAGTGCTTCCGACAATGGCTGCTGCGACCCACATTAGTTTGACCTCTCAAGATATTTTCTTATTGCGGCATCGATTGCTTCCACGCTGGAATTTGCAATCTGCTTGTCATTCCATGCTTCGCTCTTATCGATGAACTCGTCTTCTATCTCACTTAAGTCTGTCTTGTCTGTCGCGTGGATGTTCTGAAAAATACAGTCTTCAATGGCATAACCAAACTTTCGGCCCGGTTCGCTGATGAATATATAAGGCCCCTCGATGACCTTTGCCTGACCATTCACAAAAACAGCCATCTTTCCCTTGAGCAATACATTCATCGTTTGCTTTTTGTGAGCATGTCCAATGATGTAAGTCCCCGCCGTGATCAAACCTTCGCGGATGTATATGCCCGCTCCAAAGTGATGAACGACAGGGCAGTCGATCTGCGGCATGTCCAACATCATGGATTCAATGCCATCTAGCATCGCAGGAATGTCTTGGATGGGTTGGATTTCACGCAACGGCTGATCCACTTCGGATAGCGCCTGCTGGTGGGCCAATGTCTCAGCCCGCGCAGTATCGCAGACAATGGGCTTTTGAGCAAGGTTTGTCATGTCAACATATACCTTTGCCGGATTGCTTCTGGATCATAGAACTGAGTTAGATCAACTGGCTTTGGATACAGATCCGCTAAAGTCTTGGCGGGCTGGAACCCACGGGCGAAATCACCCTGCGCTGGTGCAGTTTGCATAGGCTGAGGGCCAGTTGAAGCCATGCCCATGATGCGATTGACGTAATTCTGGGTTTCTTCAAACGGCGGAATGCCACCGTATTTCCGAACATTGCCCGGCCCCGCGTTATACGCAGCAAGTGCCAGTATCGGATCACCGAAACTATCCAATTGCTGCTTTAAATATCGCGCACCGCCACGAAGGTTTTGTTCTGGATCGGTGGGATCAACGCCCAGGTCACTTGCAGTGCCGGGCATCAACTGGGTCAGGCCGATGGCGCCAGCGGGTGAACTAGCATTAGGATCAAATGAACTCTCAGCCTCGACCAGCCGCAGGAACAGGTCGGGGTCAACGCCTTCTTCAACGGCGATCTGGCTGGCAAGGCTGCGATAGTCCATTTACTCATCTTCCTCATAAGCTACACAGACCCTCAAGTTGTGGCACACGAATGAAAATTTTTCGCAATAGCCTCGGCCACCACCATCCATGTCGAACTTGTCCAACGGGATGCTCTCCATTTTGGCTTGCATCATTGGGTCATTCTGGAAATAATCGCAATTCGCGCAGAGACGGCGGCGGGCTTCTTTCTCGCTCATGTCCCAAGCATTCCCGACATCTTTCCAGAATGCAGCATTGGCGGTTGGCTCAACAGATGCTTTCTCTGGGCCAAGACGCCATTCATCAATTACCAGTTTGCGGTTCTTGCGGTTCTCGGCTGTCGAAACAATACTTTGCTTCGGCAAACCAAACTCAATCATCATGTCTTCCATTACGAAATTTCCCTTCCAGATGCGCGAATTGTCAAAGACGTTGCCGCCGATGCAAGTGTTGATATGAACTGCCCGGCTTCCAAGACTTGGCCGACAAGTTCAGGGCAGATGTAGGTCTCACTGACAGCGATGGCCCGCGTCTTAATGATCAGGTTGCTATCACCAGCAGATCCGCTGGCGTTGATAAGGTTCACCGAAAAGTTCACGCTTCCGGCAGAAGTGTTTGTCACTGTGAACTTGTCGATGATCGCCTTGACGCCAGTTGCTGTATATTGCGTTGTCTGGCTGCTCTCGGCCTGCTTGGGCGGTATTAGGTTTACGGGTGTCACTGCCATGTTGTTTCCTTAGACGATGCTTGTGATGAGACCGTTCACAACGGTAACTGTTTGGATGCCTGCAAGAAATGAGCCAGATGCGCCGCCAGTAGGAATCCAAGCCCCCAGTGTTGCATTATATACCAAGATTGACCCGTTTGCTGCACCAAATGCGCGAACATCTTGTAAGCGATCAATTCGCTGTTCGCTTGGGGCTGGCCCAGTTGCAACAAGATCAGCCGTCTGTTGCGCTGCGGCTGCATCAGCCAATGCCGTGGAAGCCGTGGCCTGTGCCGCAATTGCACTAGATGTGGCAACCTCGGCTTTGTTGTCGGCTGCGCCAGTGGCGTATGAGTTGTCAGTGATCAGCTGCGTCAGCGTGGCAATGTCGGCAGGCGTCAAATCACCCGCCACGATGAACAAGCGTTCAAGCGCCTTGACCATTGCAGGGTCATTCCCAACAATCGCGGCAATCTGGTTGCGTGTTGGAACTATTGGATCAGCCATTAGAATGCCAGCGGTTCTATCCGCGCCTCCAGTGCTGCAACGGCTAGGTGAGCGTCAGAGGTGCCACGGAAGCGCTGCATCCGCATATTCCGCATGTTCCCCTGCTGGAACCAGACTAGGCGCTTATTTCGCTGTCCTATGGTCCCTGCGCTGATGCCTTTCTCGACGCTCCATGTGATGCCATCAACAGAGTATTGCGTCCAGATCGTGGGATCGACGCCGAATGCCGTTGATCCTGTCAGGCTGACCAATTCCATGTCGTGGAACAAAGCGCCGTTGCCCGCGTTGTAGACGATCAGCGCGCCGAACTCCCAGCCGATAGTCTGTCCCCAGTGGGTGCTGATGTTATCGACAAGATAGCCAAATTGGGTAGTCGTGGGATGAGCCACGTTCCAGCGGTCATAGCACCAGATGCACTCGGTCGCGTTCCAGATACCATCATCCACAAGCGTTGACGAAAGCGTGAACCAGACGGGCATAGACAGCGCGGTTGACGCAGCGCCATCAAACACAAACGTGTGGCGCGGTAGGTGAACAATCAGGTGCTGGTGCGCCCGATCAATCTTTTCTTCGATGAAGGATATACTCAACTCGGCTTCGGTATATTCCTGCAAGACTTCCTCAATCTCGCGGGTGGAAATCTTTTGCGCGTTCCCGTTTGCCCCAAGATAGATTGCTGGTGCCTCATTCCGACCACCACCAATAAATGCAATGGCGTCCATGAACACGCAACAGGCGAAAGTTCCCACCACACCCTTTTGGATTTGCGCACCTGTAATCCGCTGGAATGGGAAATTTGCCGACCCTACGTTGTCAAACACCTCAATCGTGTGGCGGTTCAGCGCATAGACTTCGTTTCGCAGTTTCAAGAGTGCCTTGATCGGATCTGGATCAGCCTCAGAAGAACCATATTTCAGCGGGTTGACTGCAAATGGATTGTTCAATTCTGTGATGACAAGAAACTCGCCATCTGTGGTCATATAGTAACCATCAACCCAAACCACATCTAGAGCCACGCCCAGGTCTGGGTCGGTCACCTGTGTCAGCGTAGTGCCGTCATACAGATACAGCCGCCCACCTAACGCAATCGCCAGATAGGTAAATCCATAGTCAAACGTAACACGGCCACCCGCACCAACATCGCCAATCACCGTCACGACATTGGCCGACGAAATGGAAACCAGCTTGGTCCCCATCACGCGGTAAAGTGTGCCGTTCCAGTTGATGGCCCCACGACTGATGCCGGGGCCAGTGCCTAGCGCAACAATCCCTTCGCCGGGCCGCAGATAGCCTTTTGATATCCCCTGTTCTTTTGGCACTGGAACCATGTTCTTCGGATATGATGTCCGAAAGTTTGGCGATCCGTCTGCGTAGATTCCTGACAAAATTGGGATTTGCATCAACTGCCTCAGAAGTTGATGTTGAGTTTGAAGTATTCAAGGCGCATCAGGTTGTTTGCCGTGGCAGGCTGTGCCGTGATTGCAAACACCAGATCAGTTGTTGCATCTGCGGTCACCGAAACAATTGCACCTGTCGATAAGCCATGCCCGACCGATGTTGTTGCGTTGGTGATGATCGTAGACGATCCACGGTTAACCAAGTTTTTCTGCACAGACACGCTTGCGTTGCTTGCAAGCGCTGCTGACAGAATAGATGTTCCGGCAAGTGTCATACCAAGCGTTTTGACTGTGGCATTGTTGGTCATCGAGAATAGCGAGTCGATTTCCATCCCGCCGCCGATACCCATTGAAAATGCGGGAATGGTCACAGATGCCAGCGTGACAGCCGTGTTTGCCACCGCAACAGTCGGAGTGCCAAGGCCCACAACGTAAGGATAGTTGATGGTGATCTTGACGCCCGTTGTGTCCGCATCGAGTTCAGTGACAGCGTAAAGACCATTGACGCCAGTGCCCGTTGCCCACGTCACATAGACGCTTGCGCCGACAGCAATGGCCGCTGTTAGCCCATGCACGCCAGCGCTGACGAGGCGAACCAGACCAGCGTTGGTTTCATAGGTCAGCGTGGCGAATGTTGCCGCAGGCTGAACCAAGCCAACGCCAGCAATGTTCTCAATGAACAGATTCGGGAAACTGCGCAGCGTTGGTGCCAGACCAACATCGTATTCCACATTGGAATAATAGTTGGTGATGGTTGCGATGCGGTCGCCTGTATATGGGCCAAAACCCTGTGCGCGGTTAGACAGCGACACAAGCGTGTTATTGACGTTCACAAACGATTGCTGATTGCCAGTGCTGCCAACATACAAAGTATGGCCAGTTGGGATGATGACATCAGTGTTTGTGCTTACGTCTGCGGCGTAGATATATGTGGACATTTTGCTTTCCTTTACACTCGATACCAAGCAGCCGTCACCGCGTCATAGCGCATGGTGAAGAATGCGTTTTGCGCCAGAGTGGTCGGCGCACCCGTAACTGTTGCCCCATTCCCGCTGACCGTCAAAGCCGTGATGGCTTGCGTTGTGTTGATGCTGACCACCGCCTTATCGGTTGGGCTTACAGGCAGGACAATCGTGCCAGCGGCGAATGGGCCTGTGGGCGTCAGCAGAAGCCATGTATTGACCAGAGAGATGGTCACAGAGAAGGCAGTTGCGCTCGGTGCGGCATACTGGGTCGTTAGACTGCCGGGCTGCACCAGCGCCGTCTGTAGGTAGTCTGTGAGCAGGGTCAGAGATGCCTTGCGGCTATCCCCATTGTCAGTGGCCCAGACAACGATCAGATCGCCGCCCTGAAGTGTTGAGGTAGACGAAAGCTGATTGATGTTAGCCATGATTTACTCCAGATCAAGAATGCTATCAGAGCCGACCGTGAGCGGATCGGTGGGCTGACGCAAATAGGGGTTGTTGTAGTAGCGCCAGCCCTTGTTGCCAGCACCCGATGGAACGGTTTGGTTGCCAATCTGCATCTCGATCGGCAGCGCCGATTTGCCAAGCAGTTGGCTGTAGGCGAATTTCGCGGCCAGTTTTGTGTCCGGGCTGACAGTCTTGCCATACCCACTTGAGATCCGAATGGCCAAATTCAAATACATGGCTTCCAGCGCCATGTCGGTCACACCCGTCACTTCGTCCAGATCACTACCACCCGGCGATGACGGCAGCGGGTAGCCAACACGAATGCCTTTTCCGTTCCATGTGGCCATCATCATGTCCAACTGGCGAAGCGCGTTGTCGAGTTGCTGCGGTTGCAGATCGAACACATAATCGGCCATGCCAATTTCGCCAAACGCTTGATTGACGATATCGCGCTTCGTGTATGCCATGTTATTCCTCAACCTTTGGCCTGCGGCCACGCTTAGGTTTTTCGCTGGCCTCAGTTGTGGTTAACCACCAGCCTTCTGCCAAACAAGCGTCAACATCATTCTCAGGCACGACAATGTAATCAAAGTCGCCGCCGTGGAACTTATGCGGCCCCGGCGATTTGTAGAGCATAACAGTCATGCCATTTTCCGCTTCGGTGCTTTGGACGGTTTGCCTGCTTTCTTAGCAGCCTTTTCAGCAGTGCTGAGAGCAATAGCAATTGCCTGCTTGGTGGGTTTGCCGGCCTTCATCTCCATCTTGATATTCGAACCGATGGTCTTGCTGCTGTAACCTTTTTTGATCGGCATGTCAGTCCCCTGTTGAAAGTAGGGAAGGAGCCGAAACCCCTTCCCCGTTGTTATTAGGTCTGCGAGAACAACTGAATGCCAGCCATCTCAGGCTGCAACAGCACCACACCAAACAGAACGTCCCAACGATACTTGGTCTTCTGGGTGTTGATGTCGAACTGCTTCTGCATCACCAACTCAACGCCCTGATCGGTCGTTGCGCGCATGATGTCAGCGCCAGCATCAGTCGGGATTGCCAACGATGCGGGCAGCAGTTCGATGGCTTCCTTGTGCCAGAAGCAGTTCACAGCCGCAGTCACGGTGTTCAGGAAGGTGATAGCCGCGCCGTTTGCAGGCGTTGCGGTCACGTTCTTATACTGCGCTTCAGCATCGGTCGAACCACCATTCGAGATGATTGGCGGGCTGATCTTGACCACGCCCGAACCGCCCGAACCAGAAACGATCTCGGTGATGCGGAAGGTCTTCAGAACGCCAGTGCTGTTCTTGGTGATTGCATGAACAGCAAAGACGTTAGCAATGGTGAACGCATCGCCGACTTTAACCGTGCCGCCGCCGACCGCGATGGTCAGGCTTTGGTAGCGGTTATCAACGTTCGAAACTTCACCCGTTGCAGCCGTCGAAGTGGCTTTGGGGGTGTAGTATTGGTTAGCGCCGTTAACCGTCACAGTGGTGCCGGCAGCCGCCGTCAGGCGGTTTGCATAGTCCATCTTGTAGGTCTGGAAGCCAGCCACTTCGCCAACGTAAGCGCGACGATACGCCTCGGTCGGGATTTGGATCATGGTTTGACGTGCAGCCAAGTCAGCAGCCATGCCGTTGTAGTCGCGGCTGGACAGCGCATAGTTGCGGTCAGTCATCATCACGCCCTGCTCGTTCATCAGAGCATCAACCTCTGCAATATCGGTGAAGCCCGATGCAGCGGTGGTGCGCTTGGAAACGATAGTGCCTTGGTTGGAAGCCACAGTCAGAACGGCCACGTTGATGTCAGAAGCCAGCTTCTGAGCAGCAGCCTGACCCAGACGGTTTTCTTGCAACTGGTCGCGCAGTTCTTTTGCGGTCAGCAGCGCCGTCGAGTGCTTCTGGTAGCCAATGGTCGAAGGCACAGCAAGCTGGGTCGAGTCTTTGAAGTTGGACGTAGCGTCCGAACCATCAAACGACTGGGCAATGTAGGGTTCAGGGCGCCAGATGGTGTCCGACGAACGCTCCATCTGTTGGCCGTTGGTGTTGTATTTCATCACAAGCGACGACAAAACAAGTGCGTCGTTAAAGCCTGAGAGGATGTCTTCGAACGCTACGCGCTCTTCTTTACTGAAAGAGTTAGCCATTTTGGCATGTCCTTATATGGGTTTATGCCGATTGCTTCTGCTTTTTATACTGGGTCACTTTCGTGTAGTTTCCAGTGCGTTCAGCTTCTGCTCTCAGCCGTTCTAGGGTGCCGTCTACCGTTCCAGAAGGACGGCCTGTGCCGCTGATCTTTTTTTCCGGCGTGGATGACGCCTTGCGATTTGTGACTTTCAAATTGGTCTCCAACTTGGCCACCGCAAAGGCGAACTTTACGGGATCGGTTATAGAAGCAAGTTCCTTCGCTTTCTTTGGGTTCTTGCCCAGAGCATAAACGAGCAACGCGGGGTTCTCCGCACCTTGCACGATCATCCCCTGCTGCATGACGCTTAGGGTGTCCTGAACAACTTCTTCTGCGAAGTCATAGTCCCTGACCTTCAATCCTGCCTTCGCAGAATGATACCCTTCCAGCTTCTTCTCCCATCCCTTTTGAACAGCTTCCTGTTCAGCCCGGACGGATAGTTGCCTGTCGTCATGCTGGCGCTTCTTATCATACCACGCCGCAAGTGCCGTCTCATATCGCTCGGTGTCGTAGTCGACCGAATCTAACGTGGGCTTCTGGCCTAGCGGCTGTTGCGCGGGTTGTGTCCGCTGCTCCAGCTGCTGCACCTTCTGCTCAAGGTCTTTCGCTCGACGCTTTTCCTCACGATATGATTTGCGAAGATCACGCACCCAGCCGGGGGCGCTAACTTCCTTTTCATCTTCAGGGTCAGGCGATTCCCCATTTATGCTGACAACAACATCGTCTTCTTCGGTCTCGGCCTCAGTGTCGGTTTCTTCCTCTTCAGGTTCTTCGACTTCCGGCTCCTCAACTTCATCTAGATCGTCGTCAAATTCTGCCTTATCTTCGTCCATTCGATCCTCATACAATTCTCACCCATTAGAATGTGCGGCTGGGCGGTTGCCGCATTCCGGGCGATACCACTTCTTGAAGTGCCTTCGCCGTGTTCAATACGCTGTCGCGCTCTTTCTGCTGGATGCCGGAAAGCACTTCAACGGTCTTGGCTTTGGTCTCTTCAGCCCGTGCCAAGGTGTATGCTGTGTTGGCCTGCGCCTGACCTGCTTTGGCCTGCGCTTCCATTGCCGCTGCTTGCAGATACTGCGCCTGCGGATCTGGTTGTTGCTGCGACTGCGCCTGTTGCAGTTCCTCTAGCAGCGCCTGCTGTTCCTCTGGGGTCGGTTTGACCACGCCCATCTTGATCAGTCGGTTGCGGAAGAAGTCACGCACGTCAGCGATGCCTTCGCCTTCCATGTTCAACATCGCCATCGAGCCAAGCACCTGCTGGGTCTCAGGATCGGTCGCCAATTGCATCATGCCCATCAGCGACCGCACAGTGGCAGCGCGTTTTGATTCCGACGATGGCCCGACCTCAACCGAAACGTCGAATTTAGCTTTGCTCAGGTCGTTTTCGTATTCAACCGCGCCCGTCTCTTGGTTCAGCACAGGCTTGGCCAGTTCGACTGTGGACATCTGGCCCTGAGAACCGATGCCCTTTAGCTTGCGGCCCGACTCAACCATGACATCGCGTGACATCGACAGCCAGATTTCACCGCAGCGCTTGATAGCCTTGGCCATGTTCGACATGTAGATGTAGGTCTGCATGTCGATCTTGCTCTGGATCAACTCCACGGCCTTGCCAGAGATGTTTGACACCATCTGTTCGCCAGCCTGCTGGTTGCCCAACAGGTCGCTGATGTCTTGCTCGGTGATCTGCAATAGGCCAGCCAGTGCGGGCGGGATTTGCGGCGGCTTCGTATATGCCACAGGCCCAGCCAGTGCCTCGTTGCCATTGGCATCCGTCATGGTGTTGATCAGCAGATAGGGATAGTTCTTCAGGTTGTCCTCGGCCCACATCATCTCATAGCCAGCGACTTGCTCGGCTGCGAAGATTGGCTTTTCGGTCGTGGACAGCGCAGAGATTTCGCCCAGCTTGGATAGCTGCATGTTCTTGAGGCGCTGCGCATCCTTGGCCATGCGAACGTGGCCCATGCAGCGCTCGATGTTGTCAATATACCAGCGCTTGCCATAAACAGGCACAATCGGGATTTCAGACCCGGCGATATAGCCGCTGTCTTCCAGAATGCTGTTGCCGCTCATGATATATTTATGCACCTTGCGGCGCTTCACGCGCTTCTGGCGCACCTCGACCTGACCCGTGGCCGTCAGCATGTTCTCAAGTTCTGGATCGTCAGAGAAGTCTTTCTCGCTATAGCGGGTCTCTTCGCCGTCGATGGATCGGAACGTGCGGATCAGTTCCGATGCTTCCTCAACGCGGAAAACCTCTGCGACAAACACCATGTCAGGCGTTGACCAATCAAATTCGTTCTGGTGGATCTCATGCGGCCATGTGTCGGGGTCATCGCTCCAAGTGGCCTTGTAAGATTCCCGCGTCATTGCCGTCAGCACATAGCACAGCCGGGCGTCAGACTTGTCTTGGCGCTTGGCGTCCATGTCAAAGAACACCGTTGTGTCGGCGTCATAGATCGGCTCAATCCGAATGCGCTGGTTGTCATTTTCAGAATCATATTCGGCCTCGTATTCAGTGCGCAGACGGAAAGCACCAAAGCCACCGCCAACAGCCTCTTCAAAGGCGTTGTCATATGCTTCGTCCGCACCGCTGTCTTGCTCATCTGCACGGAACAGCATGTCGCAGGTGTCGGCCAGCTTATCGTCTGACGTGCCGTCTTTAGACACAAAATCGACCGTGATGCGGTTATTTCGATATTCATTGATGATCCGCATGACAGACAGGTGGATCTTGTTCACCTCAAAGCGCGGCTTATTGTTGAACTGCTCGGCAAGGTTGCCTTCCCACTGCGCCCCGGCAATGGAATAAAAGCGACGATCTTCAAGGCATTGCAGACGGCCTTCACGCATGGCGCTTTGAATATCATTGAACTGTTGCAGCGCATCTTCATGCACTGTTGCAAGGCGTTCACTTCTGGTCACTCTTGCCACAGTCGTTCCTCGCAATTCATTCCGCGCCATTATAGGCGCTTTTGGTGGATAAAACAATCACCTTGCCATCGGCATGATTGTGACCATTGGCCGGGCCTTTGGCTTCTGCTGGACGTTAGCCCGTCTTGCGCCTTCCAGTGCGTAGCGAACCGCGTCGATCACATGGTTGTCGCGGTCATCCAGCACTGGCAAAACCTTGCCCGTCATTTGATCGGTCTTGTAGCTGTAGAGCGTCAATTCATCTATCGTGTGCTTGCAGCGTGGATGCACAACGATGTCAAACGATTTCAGCCATTCAATTCCGTCTTCCACAGACTTAGCGCCCTTGACGGCTGATTGTATCTTTGGGAAGCCATTCTTGCGCATATGGCTGACAGTCTCAGGTCGCGCACTGTCTGCAACCATTGGCCACTTCTCAGCCTCTGGGATGGACATAAACAGCGATGGCGTGTCAACGATCTCGCAGCCGACCTGATAAGCCTCATAATCAATGTATAGCTTGCGGCCTATAATGTGGCAGCGCACGCAGACTGTCGGATCGGTCGCAAAGCCCCAGTCTGCACCAAGGCGATGGATCGCATCAGGCGGCGCGTCGAAGTCCTCGATGACCCAGTTCTTGAACACCCGCGTTTCGCTGTTGCGAACATACTCGCCTTTCCAGACGTGCAGATATTTGTCTGGATCACGCCGCAGGTCGTATTCCATCTCGTCGCGCAGAACGTCAGGAAACCACGGATTGTCAGAATAGTTAACCTCGACCACGATGCTGTCGGTCGGCGCGTTGCTCCCACGCAGCAGCGTCTCAACTGGATCATCCTCATAGCGCGGGTTCCAACTGAACAACAACTGCGAGCCGGGCTTGCGGATTGTCGGGCGCAATAGGTCCAGTGAAAACTGGCTGACCGACTGCGCTTCTTCCACCCACGCGATGTCAAAGCCCTCGAGCGACTTGATGCTGTCGGCTGTGTGGTTCTGCATCCCCTGAAAGATGATCACACCACCATGCGGGCACTTAATCTCGGCCTGCTGCACCTCAAACATATGCCCCACGCCAAGTTCCTGTATCTTGTTCTCGATCAGCTTCTTGACGGATTGCTTCAGTGACTTCTGCACTTCACGAACGCAGACCACATCTGTGCGCTTCATCACGCAGCGCTCAACGATCCACTCAGCAAAGAAGGTTGACTTGCCAGATCCACGACCACCGAATGCGCCGATGTAGCGGGCATGTTCTTTCTTGAGGATTGGAACAGCCCAGCGCGGAGTGTTGATGTTTAGGTTCATCTAGGCCCAACAACCAACTGATCCCACTCACTAAGCAATGGAGTGTCGGTAGAAAACACATCTCTTGGCCTTATCGGCGCAACTTCAAACGACTTAATTTGCTGGTTTTCTGGAATGTAATTTGCCATGTTCCAAGGCGCAACTGCTTGGCGTTGTGATGGCGTCAAATCTCTGCGCTCCTGAACCAATCTTGCCTCAAGTTCCCCAAGGTGCCTTTCGTATGCGTCAAATGCTTTCTCTTTTGTGATTATTTCACTTGCTGCAGCATCAACGGCATTATGAGCATATATCAAATCCCTGCCTTGTGGGAAATTGAAAACATCCTTTTCAATGGCGCGCATTTCCTCAAGATTCCCAAGATTTTTTGCTCCCGTATAGTCGATCAGAAGTTTTTTCAGTTCATCTGGCGCGGAAACAAACAAGTTTGAATAGTTATCTCTTGCCTTTCCAATGGCTTCGTCTCTTTGGTTTATCAGCAATTCCCTTGCTCGATCCGTGTTAGACCCTCGCGCAAAGCCTTCATATCCCTGAACCGCATGTTGAAACTCATGAAGCAATGTTCCACGCGGATCACGTTGTAATGGGTTTTCTGCCCCACGAATGTATGCTTCAGGGGCCATTTCAAGGTTCCCCATATCCTCAGTGTATGCGCCATAAGGTCCACCCAATTTTTGATCGGTCCTTACGATAGTGTTACGCATCAGTTCTGGGTATGCCCTTTGAATTTCACTATCGGTTAAAGCGTATGTTGCTCTTTGTCCAAGCGTGGACGGGTTCCAGTCTGGTCCATAGTTGCTTGAAGCCTCTTCTTTGAGACGTTCCGCTTCTCGTGATAATATTGCGTTTTCTTTTCTGATTGTTGCGGGGAAAAGGTCAGGTTGAGTTTTCAAATCTTGATTGCGGGCCGTTATTCCAGCTTTTATGTCACTGGCCTCTTGCCGCATATTTTCTGCAAGCCGCGCACTTTCCCCGGGCCTCCGCAACCCAACATCACGGTCATCAATTTCAAACCGCCATTGGCCGTCCCCCAACTGGAACCACCCAGTTTGAGACCAAATATCATTTCTGTCTGCACCTTCTGCGCTCATACGTTTTGCGCGAGAAAGCGCATTTTTGTCAGCAGTAACCGCTTTTGGACCAGCGAATATGCGCGTTACATTTGGATCGTAATCTAGCAAGTTTGCTGGGGAATTGAACGTCATCAGCCCAGATAACCCAGCAATGTCGCCATAGGTCAGCGGCTCGCCTGCCATCGATCTCGCTGGCACTGAGATGGCGTCCCACGCGCTCTGCACGGCATTACTGAGCAAGTCACCAGTGAAGCCCAGCGGATTGGCTGTTGCCTCACGATATGCGCCCTTGATCACCGATTGGGTTTTTGGTGGCGCCATCTCAAACAAATATTGCGTGCCGTCGAACCGCGACCTGCGGATCTTCTGGCCCAACTCATCATAACCGACAACAGGATCATTTTCTGGATCAGCCCCGGCAGGCAAACGCATTGGATCATATGCAAATCCGTCAGCCTTTGGGGTGAGAAAATCGAAAATGCCCATGTTACGCCTCTGATGGATCTATGATGGTCCGCTTGATCTCGATTGGAATCGCCCCGCCGGATGGCCCAGACAGTTCCTGCTTTGTCGC